AGATATTAGAACCTTCCTTGAATATGTGGTCACCATGAGAAGATACTTGGTGTTGCAATATAGATTGAAGTTGTGTTAACTCCCTTGCTTGGACTGCGTGACCCGGTCTGAATAGAATTTTATTATATTTTTCTTTTGGGGTTAATCCGTCTGCCCCAGCGGTTTCGAAATCGTCCCAATATGGTTCAATGTTAAATTTAACTGCCATGTTTTTTCCCTAATTTAAAATGCGATTACTAATCTAATTGTTTCTATTTGGTCTGCACCCCTACTTACAGCAGTTCTGTTTTCCAAGAATAACATCTCACCAGAATATTTGTCGAGGTCTGGAACACCGATTGCAGATAAGGTTTCACCCCCCGAACTCTCAGAACTTAATCTAATGAGGTCTGGAGTTGCAACATCAAATGCTTCATAACCCGTACTTGCATTTTGATTAACATAAAGTATTCCGTTAGTTGCGTCGTATTCAACTACTATTGCTTTTGCACCTGAAACCGTTCCTTCAATCTCGGCATTAACTGCAAACGTTGTACCTGTCGTAACTGTTAATTGTGTAGTAGTATCGTATATCGTTCCTGTAGCAATCGCAGAAGTAGCATTATCTACAGGATTCTTTAATAATGCGATTTGTCTGAAGTCGTTAGTACTTACTATTGCACCAGACTCATCACCATTGAATACCTTATTGATTGCAACATAGTGTGCTCTTAATTCGTTTCTTGCATCATAACCGAAACCACCCTTTGGCCCGATTACTGCACGAGCGGTAGCATTTGCACCACCACCACCAGTAATTGTAACTACTGCATTTTCATATCCCGTACCTGGCGTAGTAACAGTAATGTCTGTTAGAACTTGAGCAGTAAGAACTGCAGTTGCAGCACAACTAGAACCATTTCCCGTGATTGTTACGGTAGGTACAGACGTATATCCTGAACCACCAGCAGTAACCTTAATATTATAAATTGCACCGTCCACCGCATTATCTTGTACACTCCATTGGTTGATTAATGCAGTATCTTCACCACCGCCAGGTTGTACAGTTAGTCGATGAACAGGTACGAATGAAGTTGTAAGGAATTTCGTTGAAGAATCTGTAGGTACGGTAAACATATATTTCCATATGTATCCATCACTTCCAGAAAAGTCAATAACACCCGAAGTCGTTACACCTGTTGTATCAGGGTCTGTTGTACTTCCCGATGGCCCAGCTTTTATACATAAATATACGTTGTTATTATCTGAAATAACAAAATAATCTTTACCTTCTATGTTTGTATCTTGGTCATCATACTCCACATAAGTAGTTCCCGATACCCACAGTTTACGAACCGTTGCATATATCGAATCAGCAGCATCTATTTTTTTAGCTGCGAATAAACTTTCCCATACGGTATCTCCTGTGTAATCATTTTCGTAAGGTGTATCTGGAGAGTCAACGGTAGGCCAAGCATGTGCTCTCCCTATCCCCAAATAGTATTTATTGGTGTTTCCTTGAATGTCGGTTATAAACGCCTCTGTCGTGTCTAACCTGAATTTGCTTGTAATAATTGCTGGCATATTATCCCCGTTTTATTATGGTATTGTTAAAGTACACGCACTTGAATCATATGAAGTATCTGAATTAAGTGGTGTACAAGTGTATATTTGGCATCCCGTTTGTGTACCTATATTGTTATTTATAACATCTTGTAATGTATATTGAGAATAATCTCCAATAGGTCTCCAATTTAAGAACTTTATATTATCAAAATGGTCATCTAACCCTATTTCATTACTTGACATGTCCAAAGACCATGTTTTTTCTATAAATGTTCCTAATTCTGACAATGTTAAGAACTGAGTTAACCAATTAATTGTAATACGGAATGGTACTCCACTTTCTTGATAACCCGGCTGAACTCTCCATTGACTTGTAGAAAGAAGATTAATGAAAACTTCCCCGAAGAAATTGAAACCTGCAGGGTGAATTAATCTAATAAATGCGTTCTTCCAATCCGAAATACTTTTTCCTGTTCTAAGTACATAAGAAAACTTTTGATAGAAATAAGAATCTTGAATTTTTTTTGTATCCGAAACGAACCCGTCTGTTACTGTGAACAATCCCGGCCTATAAGATTTAATTACATCATCAATTGCTAAGGTTCTATCGGTAAATGTTATCTTGTGAAGGTTATACCATTCAGGTGCTGAATACACTTGAGATATACTGAAAGTAACATCTGGTTCGTGTACTCCATTAACAGTGATTACATCTCCGTCAAAAACTGGAGAGAACCCGTCATCATCTGCAAAGTTGATATACGTTCCATCTCCCGTAACAGCCGCAATTGTCCATGTATGACTTGGTGTATAGTTTCCGGGATTCGCTTTAATATCGTCTGTTTGGTCTTTCCATTTTCCGTCTGAAGGAATGAACATATCGTCTTTCGGAAAATAAATCTCTGCTTCGTCATCATAAATCAATCTAAAGAATGCTTTAATGGACTCTGGTGTTCCCCTACTCTTATAAAAATCTACAAGATGTTTATAGAATGTTCGTGGGTCGGCAGCAAAAGTCCTTGGAATTGGAGTACCGATTTCGTTTTGAAGTTCTGTTAATAGTGATTCTTCAATTAAATCGATATCCCTTTGTAACTCAAGTTGATTGATATAAAATGATTCTTGTCCTAGATATAACGCATATACCTTAATGAACTCTACAAGTTCTGGATTATCAGCAATAATTGCGGGCGGTACAACACTTTCTACAAAGGCTGCTAAATCTATTCTATTATATCCTGGCATTAGCTATTACTCACCGTTGTATAGTCAATACCAGCAGTTGTTCCACCAACCGCCATTGTATCTATCTCACCAGTAATTGTTGCTTTAGTAGTATCGATGGTAAGTAACTCATTTCGTGTTGGTTTAATGTCGGAAGATGCTGGTCTAGCATTTATTTTTAGTTGAGTGGTTGTGGTATCTACAATAGATGTAAGATTAAATCCTTCTAGAACTACTCGACCAGTTGCATTTTCCACATAACCTATATTAGTATTTCTTATTGTGCCGTCAGTATCGATAATTCTAATAATATTTTTTAGAGTTTCGGTATTATAATAATCTTTTAAGGTACAAGTATATCCATTATAAACAAATGAAGAACTCTCGATATAATACGTGTCCTCTTGTTTTGCTAATTCCTGATTAAAGTCGAATTGATATCTCGTTTCAGTACCTATCACAGGAGTAAATTTCTTATGGAACTTAACCCTCATAATATTAGAAAGGATTGCAACGGATGTTTCGTCTATGTTCTTTACGAGATTTGAACTTCTGAATACACCACCGAATTTCTTTAAGGTGTCATCATTATAAGATGTTAAGGTTGTACGAACAGAATCTTGTAGTCCGCCCACCGTTACACTAGCAATGTTAGGATTAAATTTAAAGTATACTTCAAGGTCGATATAAGTGTAATCTGGGTCAACGAGAACTGGAGTGATAGAAACAACATTTTTTGGTTTTAAATAAGTACCGATAATCGTTTCTTTCTCTACAGTTGATAAGGTTTCTGCATCAAGTGGTTTAATGGAAATATATACCTTCCCGTAATCTGGCGGAATATTATCTTCCCCACCCCATACAGTTAAACTATCTACATTACCGTATGTGTTTTGAATAATAGACCTGTAATCGTCGGGGGTTACTGCTCTATTCTGACTTACGAATCCAAGAGGTGCATTAAACTTAATTGACTCCTTAGTTTCAGCGGCTGCACCACCACTTGCTTTAGTTATTGTGGTGAGTGTTACATTGGTATTTCCCCCGATACTACCAGCTAATGCAAAAATACTTGCACCATTAACATTAGTATTTCCAACGTTCGCATAAGTTATCTTTATGACATTACCTGCATCTGGTTTCTTTCCAATAATTCCATCACCGAATTTAACTTCATAATACCCTTCCCTCGTTTCTTCAAGGAAAAATATCTTGGAAGTTTCATCTATATCCACTATATTCGTATATGCAGCATAAGTTTCAAAAGAACTAGAAGAAGCACTTTCGTATATATC